TACATTGAACCGAAAGCTCCTTGGAAGCTGACGCCGGACGGCCGCGCGGCACTTGATCTAGCTACTGGGCGGAAGCAGTTCGAAGGTGAATCTCGCTGATGGTCAAGAAGCGCAAGAAACGGCGGGGACGGCCAAGAAATGCCATGCTTCAGCGCGAGCCTAACGGCAGGCCCAGCCGCAAGCACTATCACGACACGGCGACCGCTAACGCCTATCGGGAAGCGATCAGCGCCCGCGTCCGGCTGTTCGGCCTGCCCGAGAAGGCAGCCAGTGACCAGCGAGCCGGATCCGTGATCGGCCGCCTTGCCATGCAGGCCATCATTTCTGAAAGCCAATACGACGCGGCGCAGAAGTACGTCGAGGTTCGCCACGCCTATCTCCGTGCGATCGGAGCCAAGCAGGACTTTCGCGAGCCTCTACCGGACACCGAGGGCGACGGCGACTATGAGTCATTCTGCCGCAGGGCGCGATCCATCTTCGCCTCCATGCAGGAGGTCATTACCGAGTTGTGCATAGAGCAGCGATCCCCTGCCCCCGCGTCCGCATTGGACATCTTCATCACGCGAGACACCTATCTCCCGCATCTCGAAGGCGATCTGCGCCTGGCGCTGAACAGGCTGGCCCGATATTTTTTCGAGGGCCGGCAAAAAGCCGCTTGACAACCCCCACGTCATTAATTCTCAAATGTCACTAACTTAATTATCCCGATTTGCGTCTGGAGCCCGCCGAGAAATCGCGGCGGGTTTTTGATTCAGGGCACAGCATGACCGGCAACAAATGGTCCCCACCGTGGAGACCAAGCCCCCCCCCTGCGCCTAGTGGTCAATAACACCGAAAAACCCGCCTCCACAAAAACTTGAGGAATAAAATATGGCCGGGAGACCAGCCGGCGCGCAGAACAAGGACAAGCCTTTCCGGGACGCGCTGAGGATGGAAATAGCAGCGGCCGGAGAGGATCATAAGGCGCTCAGGCGCATCGCCTCTGCGCTTATCGAGAAAGCCGCTTCCGGCGATGTGCAGGCGATCAAGGAGATTGGCGACCGCCTGGACGGCAAGCCCGCGCAGGCAATTATCGGTGGCGATGAGAACGACCCGCCGATCAAGTTCGGCAAGATCGAGCTGGTAGCAGCTCAGGGTAATGGCGAACCCCAAGATTGAGCTTCCTCCGAAGCTCGTCCCGGTCTTCCTTGGCGAGGCAATGTATCGGGGCGCGTATGGAGGCCGTGGTTCGGCCAAGACGCGCTCGTTTGCGAAGATGGCCGCGGTCCGTGGCCTGCAATGCGCAGAGGCCGGAGAGGACGGCGTAATCGTTTGCGGCCGCGAATTCATGAACTCGCTGGACGAAAGCTCGTTTGCCGAAGTCAAGGGCGCGATTGCCTCCGAGCCGTTCCTTGCCGATGCCTACGAGGTTGGCGAGAAATATATTCGGACCAGAGACAAGCGGATAGAGTTTGCCTTTATCGGCCTTCGCCGCAACCTGGATTCGATCAAGTCCAAGGCTCGCATTCGGCTGTTGTGGGTGGACGAAGCAGAGCCAGTCAGCGAGTCTGCCTGGCAGAAGGCAATCCCGACAGTTCGTGAGGACGGGTCGGAAATCTGGGTGACGTGGAACCCGGAGCGCAAGAACAGCGCCACGCACAAGCGGTTCCGCGAAAGGCCGCCGGCTGGCGCAAAGATTGTGCAGTTGAATTGGCGGGACAATCCCTGGTTCCCGGCCACGCTGAACCGGACACGTCTTGAAGACCAGCAGAAACGACCTGACCAATACGAGCATGTATGGGAGGGCGATTTCGTAACCGTCGTGGACGGCGCCTATTTCGCAAAGTGCCTGTCCGAGGCAAAGGCGCAGGGCCGGATTGGCAATGTCTCGGCCGATCCGCTGATGACGATCCGCGCGTTCTGGGACATCGGCGGGACCGGCGCGAAGGCGGACGCTTGCTCGATCTGGATAGCGCAGTTTGTCGGGCGCGAGATTCGCGTCCTGAACTACTACGAGGCTGTGGGCCAGCCCCTTTCCGCGCATGTCCAATGGCTGAGAGACAATGGCTACGACAAGGCCATGTGCGTTCTACCGCACGATGGCGCGACGAACGACAAGGTTTACGCCGTTTCCTACGAAAGCGCGCTGAAGGAAGCCGGCTTCAAGGTCGTCGTCGTGCCCAATCAGGGTAAGGGCGCGGCCAAGATGCGGATCGAGGCGGCAAGGCGTCTCTTCCCGTCCATCTGGTTTAACGCCGGCACAACCGAGGCCGGGCGCGACGCGCTTGGCTGGTATCACGAGAAGAAATCCGACGATGAGCGCGAGATCGGGCTTGGTCCTAATCATGACTGGTCGTCGCACGGCGCGGATGCCTTTGGGCTGATGTGCGTCACATATGAAGAACCTGGCGAGACAACCCGGCTCAAGATCGGCAACGCCAGTCGCGGATCATGGATGGCGGCTTGATGGCAGAACACGCTGAGACGCCAAACCAACAGAAGGAGCGCTCCACCCTTTCTCTGGATGAAGCGGCATCTCTGTTGTCCGAAGCGCGAGCGCGGTGGGACCGCGCCTACGAAAAAGAACGCGACAACATCGCGGCGGCCTACGAGGACCTGGAGTTTCTGGCAAACGTCGATGATTGCCAGTGGGACGCCGAATCCAAAAAGCAGCGGATGGCGGAAGGCAGGCCGGTTCTGACCGCCAACCAGCTCCCGCAGTTTGTGCATCAGGTGACGGGCGACATTCGCCAGATGAAGCCGGCCATCAAGGTTGTGCCAGTCGATGATGGCGCGGATGAGCAGGTCGCGGATATTAAGGGCGGACTGATTCGGTATATCGAAAACCGATCGGACGCGCCCGGCGTCTATTTTAAGTCTGCTGATTCGCAGGTTGCGGCGGGCATCGGCCACTGGCGCATCCTGACAGAATATGCGGACAGTTCGACGTTCAATCAGGAAATCCGCATCGCGGATATTGACGATGGTGTTGCTGTCTTATGGGACCCGGACGCAAAGCGGCAGACTCGTGACGACGCGCAGTATTGCTTCGTTCCCGTCGATTTCAGCACTGACGGGTTCAAGCAGAAATATCCCGACGCCAATACGGCTGGGTTTGAGACGCTGAAGTCGTGGGCGAATATCTCAGGCTGGTACACAGACGATCATGTCCGCGTCGCGGAGTATTGGGTCAAGAAGTCGGTAAAGCGCAAACTCGCACTAACTCCTGATGGCAAGATCATTGATCTTGAAACTGCGAAGCCTGAGCAGATGGACATCCTGCCGCCAGGGACGCGGGTCGAGGAACGGGACAGCTTCAAGGTCTGCCGTTATCTTATTTCAGCCTGTGAGGTTCTGGAAGGACCGGAGGAATGGCCGGGCCGGCATATTCCGATTGTCCCGTTAATTGGGGAAGAAGTCAGGATAGGCCGAAAAACAATTCGCAAGGGTATTGTGCGGGACGCCAAGGGACCGCAGCGGATGTTCAACTACTTCTGCGCCGCGCATACCGAAGTCGTCGCGCTTCAGCCCAAGGCACCCTTCATGGTGACAGAGGATAACGTCGCCAAGTATCAGGACGTTTGGGAGACTGCTAACCGTAAGAACTGGCCCTACCTTCCCTACACTCCGGATTCGCAAAATGGCGGCGTGGCGCCCCAGCGCGTTCAACCGCCGGTGTCGTCGTCTGGTGTTCTGGAAGGGCTGGCGATTGCGAACGAAAACCTGCGACGCGTCATCGGGATTTACGATGCTAGTCTCGGCGCAAAGTCGAACGAAACGAGCGGCAAGGCAATTCTAGCCCGGCAACGCGAGGGAGATACCGGAACCTACGTCTACATCGACAATTTTGCGCGCTCAATCCGCAGGACGGGCGAAATCCTGATCGACCTGATCCCGCACATCTACGATACCGAGCGAACCATCCGCATCATGGGTGAGGACGGCAAGATTGATATTCTCAAGATCAACCAGACGGCTCTTCAGGCGGCCGATCAGGGCTTGGCCGAGCGCACCCTGAACGACATGACGGTTGGCGCATACGATGTAGTAGCGCAGGTCGGCCCGAGCTATTCCACGCGGCGCGAGGAAGCCAAGGAGGGCATGCTGGCCTTTACGCAGGCCAATCCGGGTGTTGCGCCGCTCATCACGGACCTGGTTGCGAAAGCACAGGACTGGCCGATGGCAGACGATATCGCCAAGAGGGTCAGGGCCACGCTGCCCCCGGGCATTCTCGCCATGGAAGAAGCCGAGAAGCAGGGCTTGCCGCCTGAACAGGCGCAGGAGGCGGCAAAACAGGCGATGCAGCCCCCGCCCGATCCGAAGGTCATGCAGGCTGAGGCGCAGATACAGATCGAACAGCAGAAAATGCAGATCGAGCAACAGAATGCCGCCGCAAATCTGGAATTGCAGGCACAAAAACTCCGGGCTGAAACAGCGCTGGCCGAACAGAAGCTGCAAGCCGAGATCGCGCTGAAGCGCGAAGAGATGCAGGCGAAAGTCATGCTTGAGCAGGAACGCTTCCGTCTTGAGGCTGAGATGAAAGCCCGGCAGTTCCAGGTCGATAGCGAGTTTCGCAAACAGGATTTAGAGGCCCGCTCGAAAGAGCGCGCCAAGGCGGTCAAGGACAAGAAGGCCGCATAACAAGCTTCGTTGAGGGTGTTCGGGTTCGCTGGATACCGCGCGATGACGTAGCCGCCCCAAAGGGCGGCTTTTTTCATGGTCCAATATGACAGACGAAAAAGGGAATGCCATCCAGGCTGACGAGCCGACCGCAAATGACGCGTCGGCAGAAAGCGAAAAGGCGACCACTGAGCAGAGCGTTCAGCAGGATGCCGCTCAGGACGCAGAGACAGCTTCGTCCGAACAGGACGGCGATGACAAGAAGTCCGATGCCGATACCGGCGAGGATTCCGCAGAGGAACAGCCCAAAAAGCTGTCCCGCTCTGAGCGCCAGCGGCGCCGGTTGCGGGCGCTTTCCACTGAGATTGAGACCCTCAAGGCTCAACTCTCCGAGAAAGCGGCTTCCAACGCAGGCGATCCACCGAAGGAAGAGGACTTTGGCGGCGACTATCTCAAGTATCAGGCGGCGTTGTCTGCCTATGAGACGGCGCAGGCGGTTCGCAAGGAATTTGAAGGCCGCGACAAGCAGGCCCGCGAAGAACGCCTCCGAGAGAGGCAGCGGGAAGCGGCTGAAGAATTCATCGAACGAGCCGAAGAGTTCAAGGCAAGAGTGACCGACTTTGACCAGGCCGTTGAGCGCTTCGTCAAAGCCGGCGGCAAATTCGAGCCGCACGTGGTTGAGGAACTGCAACTGAGCGAGCAAGGACCGGCTCTGGTCTATCAACTCGCCAGCAATCCTCAACTGGCCGCTGAACTGAACGCCATGTCACCGCGAGACGCCGCCCGAGCAATCGGAAGGCTGGAAGCCAAGGTGTCTCTGCCGAACCCGAAGAAACAAACATCGGCACCAAAGCCAATCGTTCCGCCAAGCGGCGGGGCAACGCCACCCAAAGACCCATCCAACATGACGATGGACGAGTACGTCAAATGGCGTGCGAACGGCGGCGGTTGAGGTGTCATAGCCGAAGGGGCTAGAAAAGCATGGCTACCAATACGACTCTCACCGCGGACATCATCGCCAAGGAAGCGGTGATGATCCTCGACAATAACCTCGTTTTCGCGAAGCAGGTCTATCGCGGCTACGAAAGCGAGTTCGACAAGAAGATCAACGGCTATGAAGTGGGTGAAACCATTTCCATCCGCCGTCCGACCGACTTCACGGTTCGCTCCACCGCGACGATGGCCACGCAGGACGTGACCGAAGGCAAGATTGCGCTGACCGTCGATCAGCGCCGCGGCGTTGACTTCGAGTTCACCTCGCAGGACCTGACCCTCAAGATCAGCGATCTGTCGGAACGGGTCATCAAGCCGGCGATGGTGCAGCTCGCCAACTCGGTCGATACCTACCTTGCCGGGCTCTATTCGAGCGTCCCGAATTGGGTAGGCACGTCCGGCCAGGTCGTCAATTCCTTCGCGGACTTTGCGAAGGCGCCGGAGCGGATGGACGAGATGGCGGTTCCGCAGGACAGTCGTTCTGCGGTGCTCTCCCCGTCCGACCATTGGGCCCTGCTTGGCTCCCAAACCGCCCTGTATATCCAGGACGCGGCCAAGGGCGCCTACCGCAAGGGCTCCCTGGGTGAAATCGGCGGCGTGGATACGTACATGTCGCAGAACATCCTCACCCATACGGCAGGCACCCGCACGAACGCAGCCATCGACGGCGCCATCACGTCGGCAACGGTGACGTATGCATCGGTGAAGGACACGATGACCCAAACCATCCACATGGACGGGCTGGGCACGACCAAGACCATCAAAAAGGGCGACGTGTTCACCATCGCTGATGTGTATGCGGTCAATCCTGTGACGAAAGCCAAGCTGCCGTTTCTCAAGCAGTTTGTTGTGACCGCCGATGCATCTTCTGACGCCGTGACGACCGGCGACGCGGACGTGACGATCTACCCTGCCATGATCTGGTCGGGTGCGTTCCAGAACATCGCCGTGACGGCCGGCGTCACAGACCTGGACGACAAGACAGTGACGTGGGTGCAGGCCGCCAGCGCCCAGGATCGCCAAAACCTGGTGTTCCACAAGAACGCCTTCGCGCTGGTGTCCGTGCCTCTCGTCGCCCCTCCGGGCGCCGTCGAGGTCGGCCGGCAGAGCTATAAGGGAACGTCCGTTCGTGTGATCCCCGTCTACGACGGCACGAACGACATTTCCAAGTGGCGCTTGGACATCCTGTTCGGCGCCAAGACGATCGATCCTCGCCTTGCGACGCGCCTTAGCGGCTCGTCCTGACGAAACTGAGGGGCGGTCACAAGCCGCCCCTCACCTCTTTTTCTTTTGACATCGGCGCAAGGCGTTCCCATGCCTGAATATACCGAGGACGATCTGGCGGTTCGTGTTCTTCGCGACCTCGGTCTGGTCGGCGGGGATGAAACGCCGTCTGCGGCGGATCATGCATGGGCGAAGCAGACCAATGCCAGCGAGATTGCGCTGCTGGCCCGCGTGGGCCTGCCGATCTGGAACGGCTCCGTTATGTCGATCCCGGAAGAGTATTTCACGACCCTCTCCCGCCGGCTGGGCATCGCCATCGAGCCGTCGTTTGGCCGCACCTCGCTGGCTGAGGCACAGAACGCCATGCGCGAGGCCGAACGCTATCTGACGCTCATGGCTGCGCCGAGATCGCGCCCCGCGATGCTGGATGCGCGTGAACCCTCATTCGGCGGCATGAGGACGCTTCGTCTCTGATGGCCCGCGTCCCTATCGCCTTCCGCTCAAACGAAAGCAAATACAAGTTTCTTGGGTCGCCCAAGCTCGTGAATTGCTATGCAGAGAAACAGGGCGAGGATACCAAGGGCGTTCTGGCCGTTCTGCCCAGCGCGGGGATCGTGCAGCATGCCTCGGTCATCGAAGGTCCATGCCGCGGCATGATCTACCTGAAGGACATCGACGCGCTCTACAGCGTCCATCCTTCAGCGATCTATAGGATATACGAGAACGGAAATGCGGTTCGTGTTGGAACGGTTCCTGGCACCGATAACGTTCAACTCTCGCGCAACCAAAAAGAGACGCCACAGGTCACAATCCTGAGCAATATCGGACTCCAATGCCTGGAATCGGATTCCGTGACGTATATCACCGATCCAGACCTGCCGAGCCAGGACCCGGATAACCCGGTGCCCTGCATCACACAGGATTATGTGGCGTCGCGGAATATCTTCGGGTTTGCAGATCGGCGGTTCTTCTGGTCGGCAATCGATAGCGTCAAAACGGTCGACGCGCTCGATTACGATGCGTTCGATCAGTATGCCGGATCGCTGGTCCGGGTAAAAGGTGACGGCGGCCAGCTATTCGGCTTCTGCTCGGGATGGCTGGAAGTTTACAATCCATCAGGCCCGGCCGAAGCGCCGTTTGACTTGATCGCTACCCGCCAGCGCGGCTTGCTTGCGCCACACGCCGTCCAATCCTTCGACAACACGCTGATCTTCCCCGGCGATGATCGGGTTATCTATCGGCTTGACAATTACAACCCCGTCCGCGTCAGCATACATGCGGTCGAACGGCTGCTGAAGGCTGACACCAGCCCGGCTGAGATGGTTTCATTCTGCTGGAGCGACGAGGGCCACGCGTTCGCCAACTTCACGGGCGACCGCTATTCTGTATGCTACGACGCGGCAACGCAGGTCTGGCACTCGCGGGAAAGCCACAACCTGCCGAAATGGCGGGTCCGGCACAGCGTCAAAGCCTGGAACAAAACGTTCGTGGGCGATGCCTATAGCGGCCGGATCGGCTACCTCGACGGCGACACGTTCACCGAGTATGGCGGCCCGATGGTTTGGGGCGTGGATAGCCCTACCCTCGATACTTTTCCGGATGGTGCGATTGTCGATGCCGTTCATTTCGATCTGGCTACCGGCTACGGCTTGGTCGGCATGGCATCGCAGGGGCATGATCCAAAGATAATGCTGTGGGTGTCGAGAGACGGCGGCAACACGTTCGACATCTATCGCGAGCTGGAGCTTGGCAAGGCCGGCAAATACCAGGCGCGGGTGACGGCCCGCCGTCTCGGCAAGTGCGGGCCGCAAGGCATGGTGTTCCGGCTGCGGATTTCAGATCCCGTTGTGCGCTCGCTGGTCAGCACGGACGTTGAGGTCCGGAGGCTCAAGAAATGAGCCGCGCGTCTCGTGTGCCGCGCGATGACAACATGGCGCCCGAGGTCAGGACGTTTCTGGACGGCCTGAGCCGCGCGTCGGACTATGTGAGCCGGGATGGAACGGCCGACTATCCTGTGCTGAAACAGGACGGAGAGCTTGTCCTGACAGAGCGCGCCCGTCAGACGATCAAGGCCGGCTTTGACAACGACCGCTATTCGCTCGGGACGCTATCGAGCGGCACGCATACGATTGATCCGCAGAATGGCCAGCATCAGGGCGCAACGTTCAATGGCTCGTTTACGCTTAGCCCAGCCAGCGTGACGAAGGATTCAACCGTTGTCCTTCATGTGATCAACGGAGCATCGGCAGGAACCGTGACGTTCACAGGCTTTGGCAAGAAGTATCCGAGCCAGAGCCTGACAACGACGAACGGGCACAAGTTCACGATCATCATGTATTTCTTCGGCTCGGACGGCGCCGACTACGCCATTTTCGCGCGGCAATGACGCTCAATATCGTCCCGATGGTTGCGGCAACCCCTATCGAGGTTGCTTATGCCGATGCGTTCAGCGCAGTGGACGGTGGCGGTCAATCTACATGGACGTTTGGAGGCCGAAACTTCGGCACGGTTCTGCCGGGCCGGCAAATGGTGCTTTTCATCTTCGCCGGTAACTGGGTTGTTTCTTCCGTCACCATTGGCGGCGTGGCCGCAACGCAGGTATGGTCAAGTGGTGCTTACAGCGTATGGATGGCACCGGAGGCGAGCGCAGGAAGTGGCACGGTAGCAATAACGACTACGACAACGTCATTCTTCCTTTATGCCGTCCTGCACGCTGCCTATGGCCTTTCGGCACAGACAATCACGCCGGTGACGCCTGTTAATGGAAATCCAGCGCTGGCATCGTTTGACGTACCGTGGGGTGCGGCTGCTTTTGCAATCGGCCATCGTGCCGCTATCGCATCGGCAACGTGGAGTGGACTGGCAGAAGGCGCGGATGCAGTTCTCGCGGTAAACATGTCCACGAATTACACATACTCAAGCGGGGCTGCCAACTTCCCGGATGGCGCGACAGGCCATTCTGTCGGCGTGAACATGGGCGGCACTTGTAGCCTGTTCCCGTTCATTCTGTCTCACTGAGCGAGATCAATCGACATGGCATCTTTTTGGGACATGCTGACCGGCAAGTCGGCGGCCGATGCGGCCAATCGCGCGGCCGCGGACACATACCAGAAACAGCAGACGGCCGGCTCCAATTACGCCGGCACGATGAGCGACCTTGCCACGTCCTATGACCCGTACCGGGCCGGCGGCGGCGCGGCGCAGGATCAGGTCTATTCGCTGCTCGGCTTGAACGGTTCGAACGCGCAAGATGCTGCGTACCAGCAGTTTCGGACCGATCCGGGCTATCAGTTCCAGATGGATCAAGGCATCAACGCGATCCAGAGCAGCGCGGCAAACAAGGGCAACCTGAATAGCGGCAGAACGCTGAAGGCGCTGCAATCATATGGTCAGGGAATGGCCGATCAAAGCTACAACAACTACCTGACCCGCCTCATGGGCCTTGGACAGCAGGGCCTTGGCGCGACGCAGGCGGCGGTAAACACGTCTGCGCAGGGAGCCGGTGGTCAGTTGCATGCGGGGTTGGCGTCGGCGCCGACGATCGGGCAGGGCATGATCGCAGGCGCGCAGTCCCAGCAGAACGCGCTCGGCAATCTGCTTGGGGCTGGTTCATATCTCGTTGGCTCTGCGCTAGGCGGCCCAATCGGAAGTGCATTGGGCAATCTGATGGGCGGCAGCCGTCAGTCCTCGTATGCCCGTTCGCCGCTCGGCTACGGCGACTACACCTATTGAGGCCGGCATAATGGCCAATCCATTTTACATCGAGCCGACGAACCCGTTGCAGGCCCTCATGATGGGCCAGCAGGGATATGCCCAAGGCCAGAAGGCCGTGCAGGATATGGCGCTGCGCGAAGCTGGGCAGTTATTTTCAAGGGGTGATGTAGCTGGCGCTCAGGCTGCGGCTGCGCGTGGTGGCAGCTTGCAAGCCCTGATGGGCTTCTCCAATCTCGCAAACAATGACCGCAATTTTTCTTTCCGCCAGCAGGAAGCGCAGCGCGCTCAAGGAAACTCGGATCGCTCGTTCAAGCTGCAGGAGCGCCAGATTGCACAGTCGGCTGCTGCCCAGGCGGCGGCGCTGGCGCTGCAACGGCAGCAATTAGCGTGGCAGCAGGAGCAGGGCAACCGGCCGGAAATCCGTGAGGTAACGGACGCAAGCGGCAACAAAAGCCTTGTTCTTGTTGATCGGAAGGCAAACTCCGCACGTCCGATTGATACTGGCGTTTCAGTCACCCCTACAAATCCGTATGCAGCAGGTGGGAAGTTCAACGAAGGCCAAGGCAAGGCGGCGACATACGCCGACCGCATGGCCGCTTCTCACAATATCATTACTGGCCTTGAGGGGATAAACGAGTTCGATAATCCGCAAGGCGGCTATCTTGGCGGCCAGCTAGAAAAAATTGTTCCTAGTGCAATTTTCAACACAATGGCTGGTGCGGATCGTCAGAAATTCATGCAGGCAAAGCGCGACTTTGTTAACGCTACCCTGCGTCGTGAATCTGGTGCTGTCATTAATCCAGACGAATTTAGAAACGCCGATCAGCAATATTTCCCGCAGCCGGGCGACACGCCGCAGGTCATTGAGCAAAAACGGCAGAACCGCATCACTACCATGCAGGGCATCATGCGCGAGGCTGGACCTGGTTATCGGCCTCCACAGTTTGCAAGCGGGTCTAACCCGCAGCAGAAGACACAGTCTTCGGTAACGGCAACCCCACAAGCGCAACAGTTTAGCGAGGGGATGACCGCGACCAACCCAAAGACGGGGCAACGTATCGTGTTCCGTGGCGGGCAATGGGTGCCGGCGCAATGAATCTCCCCGAAGGGTTCGTGATAGACGGCGCGCCAGATCAGGTGCAGGGAATGCCGGAAGGCTTTGTTCTTGATGCGCCTGTATCGCCTTCGCCTGTTGAGCAGGCTCTGAAGCCGATCACGTCCTATCCCGAAACCTATCATCAAATGCGCGGCGAGGCTGAAGATCAGATGGCGCGCGGCGCTGGTCAGCTCAAAAACGCCGCGCAAAATTATGCCCCGGCCGATCTATTGAAGGGCATCGCAAATACCGGCATGGGTGCCATCGGATATGTCGCAAGCCCGGTTAATGCCGCGCTCCGCACGTTTGTCGGCAATCCAATTCAGGAAAATGCCGGCGTCCCGCGTGAATATTCGGAATTGGCCGCATCTCTGGCAATTCCGGGCATGGGAATGACCCGCGTCAACACGGTCGCAAAGGGCGCGCCGGCCGTATTGACGCCCGGTCAGGAGGTCGCGGCGGCGGCAAGCCGACTTGGCGTTGACGTGCCGAGGGCCGTCACAACGGATAGTATGGCGGCGCAGCGCGCGGCGGCGACGGTACGGAATGTTCCGCTTGCCGGCGATCCGCTTGTGCAGGCAACGCAACGCGCAACTGCGCAATTGAGTGACAAGGTCGACGATATTGCGCGCGGATATGGCTCGGGAAGTGTTTTTGAAGCCGGCGACACGGCGCTTACGTCGATTAAAAACTGGATTACCGGGACCAGCGCCGCCACGTCCAAAAAATTCTATGATCGCGTTGACGCTCTGGTTAATAATAGCATTACAACGCCGCTATCCAATACGCGGCAAGCGGCGTCCGACATCATGTCGCGCCGGCAGAATGCCAATATCACGGGACGCAGCAAGGCCGTTCAAACAATCGAGGATGCCGTTGCCGCGCCCGGCATGAATTATGAGGGGATCAAAGACCTTCGCACGTATATTCGTGAGCTAAAGGACAACCCCAGTCTTTTGCCTGCGGACATAAGCGGCAGTGAATTGAACAAGATTTACACCGCATTATCAAAAGATTTGCGCGCATCAGTAAGAGCATCGGGCGGGCAAAAGGCGGAATTGGCGTTTGAGCGAGCGAACCGCCATTACGATCTTGTGTCGCGGCGGCGGGAAGCTCTTGCAAAAACAATCGGCGTGAATGGCAATGTGCCGGCGGAAGCGGTCTTTGAAAGGCTGCTTGCCAAGGCGGGGAGCACGTCGACGGCGGATATAAGTTCGTTAATGCAGGCGCGCAAAGCGATAGGTGCGGATGACTGGAATGAATTTGTTTCCGGCGTTGTCGCCAGAATGGGGCGCAACCCGACAACGCGCGGCGCGCCGGAAGCCTTGCAGACAGTGGATTTCAGCCCGGAACGGTTTCTGACTGCCTACAGTAAACTGTCCGACGCCGGCCGCGCTGCGCTGTTTCGCTCTGGTGGCAAATCCTCGCTCGCCAATCAGCTTGACGATATTGCGGCGGTTTCGACGCGGTTCAAGGAATTGCAGAAATTCTCAAATCCGTCCGGAACCACTCAGAATATGGCGGGCATTGGCGTTGGATTAGGGGCGATGGCGGAGCCGATAACAGCCATCAGCGCCGTTGTTGGCGGGCGGGCGGCGGCAATGATCTTGTCCAAGCCGGCGACGGCGGCATCTGCGGCGCAATTCGCGCGCAAGTATGAGATTGCGCTGCGCAGCCCGTCACCTACAACGGTTGCCGGCCTGACCATTGCCGCTCGTAATCTGTCGAACACGCTCAAGGATATTGGCGTTGTAGCTCATCCGCAGGATTTTTTGCGGGCTATTCAAGGCCCGGTGAAGGCACCCGCAGAGAACGAATAGCCAAAACCCGAACGGGTATTCAATCGCCAGCCAGCAAAAGGACATAACGACCACGAATAGATTATTCATGTACTGTGGTCTTCGTTGCTGGGCTGATCTAGCCCATCTAGGCGTCGTTCTATTTGGTCAATGCGCGCTTCAAACATGAAAGATAGGCGCATCATTATAACAACCGCTGCTAACAAAGCGGCTTCAGCTTTGTAATTGGTGGAATACAAATAGGCGGCCACCAATCCTGCGATGATGTAGGGGGTTAAGGAGGTTTTCATGCTTCCGGCGGTTCCTCACCGGGCTGATAGACTTCACCGTGGCGGATAGGATCGAGGGACATGAAAACTCTAGACCTGTGTGAGTCTGGACGAAAGCCAGTCGGCGGTCTCTTGGGAGGCGACGCGCCTAAAGGCCCCTTTTCCAGTGATCTCAAGAACAACGATGCCGTCGTTCTCGTCGATGATGCCTTCCGTGCGAAGGATGCCTATGATGTCAGCTGGGGACCGCGGTGTTTCGATAATCCAAATGGACTGAAGCGGCCAGCAATAATCGACCGCCGTCTTGAGGGTTGAATAGAGCCTATACCAGTC